AGTCGCTGAAAATGCTGATTTTACAGATGCAAAATTAACCTATCAAAAGCCAAGATTGTCTATGGCTAAATACGGCATCTTAGACAGCATCAGTTTTGAGCTGATCAATCAAGATGTGGTATCTCCGTCGATGGCAGATCAGATTACTACAGCTATGGCTAGATCTGTTGTCATGCAACAAGAAAAAATGTTAGTGCAGGGTACTACTGGTAATGAGATTGGCTTAGCATCTGAATTTAAAGCCTCTGGGGGCTTCCCCAATGTTGATGCTAAAGCTAAGACTACAATCGATGGCTATACTGCCTCAGATTTAGATAACTTAATTTTTAGCACATTTCCGCCTGAATATTTGCCAAATGCAGTCTTAATTGTTAGACCTAAAGATTTAAGAAAATTGCTTGATTTTGGTAGTAGCTCCAATACAACTAACTACTTTAATCCCAGCATTAATTCAACTGCTAGTCAGGTTGGTGGATTAGGCACGTATCGAAATATACCCCTAATTTCAACATCTTTCTTAGGAGATAGCTATACCTCTGGTGGTATAAAAACAGGCTCTGCTGGAGTGATAGTGATTGCAGATTTAAGTTATCTTGTACGGGGGGAGTATGCCAATGTTGACATACAATTTTCAGATCATGTTAACTTTACTAAGGCTCAAAGAGTTTACAGATTGATTTATACACATGGATCACAGATAGCTCTTAAAGATGCCTTTGCTACTCTGTCATATCAAGCAAAATCTTAGGGAGATTATAGATGATTTGTAAGCAATATTCAGGTAAGGATCTGATAAAAACTGCTAATGATGATGATTTAACCATAAATGCAGTGATATCTACCTCTGATATAGATAGAGATAATGAGGTAGTCAGGCAGGCGGGTATTAAGACAGATAAATTCATGGATAATCCGATTGTCTTAAGGCAACATGACAGAGATAGCTTGCCGATTGGTAAAGTCTTAGATATTAAATCAGATGATAATCAGTCGGTGGCGACCATTCAATTTTCTAAAGCAAATCCTGAGGGAGCAAAAATCTATCAGATGTATAAAGAGGGTACTTTAACCTCTTGGAGTATTGGCTTTAAGCCTTTAGATGCAATTAACAGAGATGGTTACAAAGAATTGACTGATATAGAGCTGTTAGAGATATCATCAGTAAATATCCCAGCTAATGCAGGAGCTAGAGCCAAAGCAGATTGCTCTAGTGATTGTAGCCAATGTCTAGCCTGTAAAACACAGATTGATATCCCCTTTTGCTCTGATAATTGCTCTAAGAATTATGAAAGTGCAGTTAGATCAGCAGTCAAAGGGATAATTAATGAAAATACTAGATAGATTTAAATCATTTTTATCAGCTGGTAAGCAATCTACTACCAGTATCTCTCAGGATAATCTCTTTACCTCTCTTAACAGCTCTAATTTTCAGCAAAATATAGGCTTTGTTAATCTGTGTGTGAGGATTAGGGCTGATAATGTATCTATGGCTAAGCTGATACTTGAAAATCAGCAGGGGGATCAGATTGATGATAATGCCTTTCTAAGACTGATTAATAAGCCTAATAAAAGCTTAAATTTAGCTGATTGGCTATATATTGCCTCAGCTAACCTCGATTTACATGGCAATTCTTATTGGCTAAAGCTCAGAAATCGGGGGGAGATTAGAGAATTACACTATCTTAACCCCCTCAGCATGCAAATTGACTATGACGGGGCTTATTTACCCCTTAAATACAAATATTTTGCCATTGGTGGTATTAGAGAGTTTGATCCAGCAGATATTATCCATATTAAAAGAATTGATCCCGATGCTATCTATAAAGGCAAATCTATTATTTCTGCCATGCAAGATATCATCTCTTTAGATAAGCTCTCTCAACAAAGACATCAAGCAGTCTTAAAAAATAGTGCTAATTTATCAGGTATCTTAACAACAGCTAACCCTAACATTAAGAGAGAGGATTTAGATGCCTTAAAAGAGGACTGGTATTCTACTTATGCTGGTAGTATGCAGTCTGGCAAGACTTTGATATCAGCTCAAGATCTTAAATATACTCCCCTCTCATTAAATCCTAAGGATATGGAGCTTTTACAATCTAGGATCTTTAGTCGAGAGACAATTTTGCAGATGTTTCAAGTCTCAGATGCCTTAATTGGAGTACAAGCCTCAGCCAATAGAAATACAGCTGAAGTCGCTCAGCTGATTTTTATCATGCATACCATTTCCCCTATAGTTAGATTGATTGTTAGCAGTTTGCAAAATCAGTTATTAGATGATTTTGATAACAATCTAATCCTCAGCTTTGAGGATCTAACACCAGCTGATAAGCAATTTAGATTAGAGCAACAGACTAGACAAGTTAATACCATTAAGACAATCAATGAAACCAGAGCAGAGCTTGGATTATCCGAAGTCGAGGGCGGAGATGTTATCTATAACAATCTGGGGCAAGCTCCCCTATCAGCTTTTAAAAACTACGATAGGGCTGTAGAAGTCGGGGATTATAATGTCGAGGGCTAATATTACAAATCAACAGATTAAAATAGCTAGAATGCTCTATAAGATTGTCAAAAATAAAGCAATGATCTGTGATGTCTTAGGCATTAGGCAAAATGCCTTAGCCAAGCATCTAGATCGACCTTACACAGATCCGATTGATTGGGATTTAATTGCTCCAAGTTTAAGTGAATTATTAAAAATTAAGGCTTTAAAAAGTGCATTTTCTGGCAAACCAAAAACTCAGCTAATAAGAACATTTAGAGATTTAGCCAATGATCTCACTAAGGATAAATATAAATCTAGTAACATCGATAATCTTTTAAACCAAGATGAATTAGAGAGATTAGCAGAATGATCCAATCGCAAGTCATTGATCTAGTCAAATCTAAGGCTCTAAATTGCAGAAATTTAATAGATTTTATTAAGATATGGCAGTTATCCTTTGAAAGAAATCAGTTTGTAGTCGGCAGTTTTGTTAAAGAGGCATTAAATCAGCTGGATCAATACCCTCACCTGCTTTGCATATCCTCTAGGGGCTTATTTAAATCTACCAGAGCCAAGATGGAGCTGGCATTTAACATCTTGACCTCAAAGAAAGATATGAAATGTGCTTTGTATTCAGCTACTCCAGAGCTTTCAAAAATGCATGCCAAAGACTTAAAAGATACTCTGGCAAAAAATCCAATCTTTAAAGTGCTATGTAAGGATCTTAAGCCTCAATCAGACAGCCTTATTAAGTATAAAAACATGCATGGCAAGATAATTGAAGTGATACCTTTAGGCATTGGCGTAGCCAATAGAGGCAGACATTGGCATGACTTGGTTATTTTAGATGATGTGATGAAGGGCGATGGAGTGTTGATAGATAAAACCAATGCCATTGTTAAGCAAGTCATTACTCCAATGATTAAATCAGGCTGTAAAGTGAGGATCTTGGCTACAGCTCTAACTAGCAGAGATTTTATATTCGATGAGGATTTTACCAATGATTTTAAAGTGGTTACCCAGCCTGCTCTAGATGACGATGATAAGTCTGTATTTGAGGAACTTTATGCTACTGATTGGCTACATAAGAGGCGTAATCAGATCGGGCATAGAAATTTTGAGCTTGAATTTCAATGCAAAGTCTTGCATGAGGGAGATCCTTTTCTAGATCCTGAGAGCATTTATAGAAATATTAATGAGAAATCCCCTAACCTAGATAGATATAGAGGTAAATACAGAGTAATTGCTGGAGCTGATATCCAATCAAGCAGAAAATCCAAGCATGCTACTCATATGGTTGCTTTCGTGCAAAGAGATGATATTTTGTATCAGATTAAATCTGAATGGCTGGCAGGAGCTACATACACAGCTCAATTTCAACGATTTAAAACTATGATTAAGAATTTAAATATCTCTAGATTTTATGTTGATAATTCAAATTCTGCCTTTGATCCATTCTTTCAATCAGGACATGCTCCGCCAGAGATGTGTGAGGTTAGGATCAAGGACAGAAAAACTAAAGAACACATGGCATCTTGCCTAGAATTAGCCTTTGCCAATGATGAAATTAGGCTAATCAAAGACGATAGGCAGACTAGATCCCTGCTCCAAACCCAAGCCAATTTAAAATCATCTGTTACAGCTGACGGGCATAGTGATGCCTTTACCAGCATTGGCATGGCAGTGATGCATAAAGATGAGAGGTTGCTATATGCATTCATTTAAAGAATATAAGCCTAGAAATCCAGCCTGTATCTCACATCATGACAGCAGACAATATACCAGCAGGATATATCACAAATTAAAAAAGGAATGGCGTATTAAAATCAAAGCTAGGATTAAGCAGGATCAGTAGCAAATGTAAATAGGCAACATTGCCTATTTTTATTAAAAAAACTGGCTAGGAGGGTAGCCAGTTTTTATGAAAGTAATCATCTAAAACCGATGCTCTATTATTTTAACACAAAAATCATATCTGTGCTACCGATAATATAAAAAGGTTGCTTGCCAGCTAGCTTGAAGTGTGCTAATATCAACGATATGAATTTAAACAAATCAAAAAGCAGTCTGGTAACAGAGTTGCAAGAGAGTTGGATAAAATCAGCTCAATCATTATTGGAGAGCAGTAAGCAATTACTGGAGATTACTAGCAAAGACCCCCAAGAAATAGATCTAGATGGCGATCCATACACAAACAAGCATTATGTCAATATAGTACTTTTTACACTGGCAAAACACTTACTCGAGCAAATTAAGTTAAGGAAGTATAGATCAGTCAATACATGGCTTAAATCCTATGATGATCTTTATAGAAAATCTTACATAGGATTTGCTTACAAGATTGATGATGATAACCCCCCTGAAGTCTTTGCAAGAACAAAAAATGATATGGAGTATCATCTTGAAATTAAAGAGGCATTAGACTGGCTTAAAAGCCATAGAAACGAATATCAGTCGATTATTTATGCACCGTATTCTATTAGGGGTAAAAAAAATGACGATGACTAAGCACCGCCAAGATCATAAAGATCAAACTTCTTGCCTCCAGTTTAGCATTAAACATAAGCAAAATCAAGTAAGTAATGTGGGGGCGGATAATGCAACATAATGATGACAATCGCAAAAATTGGCTGAGTATGCCTTTAGATACAAAACTGGTAGCACTACTCAAGACCTCAGCTATTAACATGCTTGTTTATCAGTACGTCCATTCTTTTACAAGCAAGAAATGCTGGGAGACTAATCAAGAAATAGCTAAGCGTTTAAGTATCCCTGATAAAGCTCAAGTAAGTAAGGCTGTAGGCTGGCTCAAGACTAAAGGCTTGATATCGATTGAAAAACATGGATTTTATAAATACCCTAACAATAGGGTTATAAAATTGATATACCCCCAATCTGTCAACAATGTCAGTGCAGACATCACTCAATCTGTAAGTGATATAACTGAAAACAATGTCTCACAAGACATCACTCAATCTGTAAGTATAAAAAGTGTTAAAAAATCTCCGCAAACAATGTCTCACAAGACATTGCAATCAACAAACAATGTCTCACAAGACATCGGACCAATGTCTCACAAGACATCGGATACAGATGATAAGAAAGATATAAAGAAAGAATATATAAAGAAAGAAACTAATCAAAACAGCAAATTTGCTGATTTTGATGTTTTTTTTAAGGATTTGCAAAAGAATAATCTGATAAATCTTGATAAAGCAGATAATCCTCAAACAGCTTATAATCATTGGTATTCGATTTATAAGGATAAAAAGCTAAGATCAAAACTACAATTCTTAGCCAAGTTTTTTAAACGAGTAAGAGCTGATGAAATTTTAAGCAATTCATCTAATCCTCAATTTTTGAAATATATTTTTGGTAGGATTTTCAGCAGAGATTTGCTTAATGGCATTCGACTATCATCTTTGGATAACTTAGATGAATTTATCAGTCAAGCATATGACTGGCTTGGCAAAGATTATAGCAATGGAGCTGATGTCATGGATAGCATCGAGGATCATATATCCCTAGAGGATTTACTGGATTACTATGAGGCATATACAATAAATCACTATGCTAAATTACAGGCTAATTAAAGTGTTATGGGCTTAAAATTTTATCAACCAAGAGGCATTAAATCTACTCCGATAAGTAAGCCATTATGCAGTCTGGCTTATCAGTTTTTCAGATTTAATATCATGGCTAGTAAATACATGGATCTAGATAATCATTTTTATGCCAAGATTGGTATAAATGAACCAGAGAGGCAGATTGTCTTTGTTTTATCAAGAGATAAAGACGATAAAGCACACTATTTGAAAATTATGAGGGATAGCAAAGGCAAGCATGGGCATGGCATCAGAGTTAGGGGTATTTTCAATGATTACTCTTGGATTAATCATGCCAGTAATTCAAGATTGTTTAAACCCCATCAGAGAGCCTATGAGATTAAGAAATACCCAGCTCTAAGCAATGCTTGGTATATTCAGCTAAGACCTAGTTTTGAGTATTCTGTCGAGCCTGAAAACATAAATAGTCTAGATAATGCTATATCAGGGATTTATAGATATAGAAATGATAGCAATGACATTATTTACATTGGCAAAGGCAACATAAAGGATAGATATAAGCAACAGCAGGATAGACAAAGCTGGGGTATTAAGACTATTGAATATTCGATAATCAATGATGATGCTAAAGAATTTGAGGCTGAGAGCTATTGGATTAAGAGATTTGAGATAGAACACAATAGACTGCCTGCTATGAATATACAAAGAGGGCATCAGCAAAATCTCAGCTCCAGCTAATGTTAAGCCAGAACTTTTTAGATGAGATTTTGCAAAGATATCATGCTTGGCTAAGCTCAACCTTAATAGATGGCAGATTTATTACTGGTAAATATTCAAATCCAGAGGGCATGCCTTATACAATGCTTGGTAAAACATATGATCTGCTCAATATCGAAGTGCATTTTTACACAGATTTTGTAGTAATACTAAATCTCAGGCATATATACAAAAATATAGCAGACAAAAATTTGAGTAGCTTAGCTGAGGATCAGATAGATAAAGACATAACCTTTAGCATCATTGTCTTGGATAAGCCTAGAGTACAAGAATGCATAGCAGAAAGGATTGAGCTTAAAAAACCCAGCAGAACTACTGAGGCATTTAAAAAGATGTTATTGGACTGGCAATCTATCAAAGACTTTCATGGCTCTTAAGATTGATGTTAGCAATGATTTTTATGCAGGCTACTGAGATACCAATGATGAAGCAAAACAATACTTATACAAAACATACAGACTACAGACTACTAACAGACATAACATTAAAACAGGCAGAACAGAACTTTAAGCTATTAGTTTTAAAGTGTAAGTTATTTTTTTGTGCTGTTTAAGTATGAAAAACGTTGTCATCAGCACAACACTGCTTACACTGCCAATTTATCCCACCTAATCAGGCTATTCAGGGGTAAATCTCAAGTAATTAGATTTACATGAAATGCAGTTTTTTGGCTTTCTGGTAGCTTAAATAGGGGGGTATTGTTGTAATTCTAACTTTGTTTCTGCAAATGCTATGAGGCTGTCTAAAAACACTCAGAGCAATTTTGTAATATCTCAAAGCTCAAAAACAGCTTTATAGCCTCTCTATTGGCTGTAATTTTAATTGCTGGTACTTTTACTCATTATGAGAGCAAATTAGCCATCAGCAAAGCAAATGACAGCTTAATTCTGTAATTAATGCAGAATATGATGGCAAAAGCTGGATTAAGCCTCAAATATACTAGTTACTCTCTTTAAATTTTGCTTATAGCTGTAATCATCAATATAGCTCATGACTGAATTGAGATTTTTATGCCTAGAGTAAGCAATAATCTCTGTGGGCGTCATCTTATGTACTGCTAATTGTGTGATATAAAAATGCCTGAAAGAATGACAAGATTTATCATAGATACCTATATCTCTGAGAAAGTTTGTAACAATATACTGGAGCTGTCTAACCCCTCTGTCGAACAAAGAGCCTGATCTAATCCTTTTAACCTTTTTGTATTCTTTTAAAAGCATAGCAACAGATGGCAATAAAGTAATCTGATCCTCATAGCCACCCTTACCACGAATGGTAATCATTGAATTAACTGGAGCAAACTTAATATCCTCAATCTGTATCCCCTGTATCTCACTGATCCTTAATCCCTGATATGCCATTAAATATACCAAGAGCTTTAACCTGATATCATCTGATTTACCAAGATGCTTTTTAATCCTATTCATCTCTGCTTTAGTGATGCCATTTTTGACATGCTTTTGAATAGGGAAGTTTTTAATTTTCTTGCCTGTGCTATGACAGAGCAATAAGTTAGCACTTAATATCCTCTGTCCTTTAATCTCAAAATCATAGAGCCTTTTGCAAAGAATGATGGCTACAGCTAAATACTTGATTTTGCTGGCAGTGGTATATTTTCTGTGATTTGTAAGCCATTTTTTATACTCAAATAAGCACTCTAAATCCCAGCCATTATTAAGTCTTAAAAAGTCAAAGAATGTTGCTAGTCTGTAGCAATAATCTTGCTTAGAATTTTCTGAAATAGTTTGATCTTGCTGGATTAAATTCTTGGCAAATTCTAAGTCAACATAATGATTTATTGCACTAAAATCTAGTGATAGGGCAGGGGATTTAATGGGTTTTATAATTTCTTTCATTTATTTACATTTTTGATTTATATACTATAAGCATAAAAGATATAAAAAATTTATTCAATACCTATATGCACAATCTACAACAGAAAAATTTCATGTATTTTTTAAAAATCCCTTTTTGCAAGAATATATCTGATCATATCTGTATCATGTAAAGAAATTTTAAACAGATAAATTAAAGGGGTATTGCCAATTTTAATGAGCTGTAGTAATACTGGAAATATGAATAATATAGATTTGAATAAAATAGTAGCTGATGAACTACAAAAATCAGCTGATGATAAAAAGCAGGTTGATAAAGAACTTGCTGAAAATAGGCAAAAAATTTTAGGAGATCAGCCTGATCCTTATGGCAAAGTTGCTAAGGATTATGATGATAATCTAAAGGCTTGTGCTAAAGACCTAACTGCAATCATTCAAGGCAAGGCTCAGGTGGCGGGTACTGCCTCTGATGGTGGTAATAGAACTTACACTGCCTTTGAAAGAACTTTGATTGAAAAGCAAAAAGCAGTAACCTCAATCAGAAATAGGGTTAGATCTGTTACTGCTGATAGTGATAAAGTAGATCTGATTGTTGAGGATCAGGGAGATTTTACCCCTGTTAAAGTCGCTGAAAATGCTGATTTTACAGATGCAAAATTAACCTATCAAAAGCCAAGA